CTTGGGCTGAACGCTGTGCGGATTGGTGCGGACTTCATCACCTAGTTCTTCTGCGAATTGCAGATAGCTCATCCCACTTCTAATCGCAGCTTCTGCGAAGTCATCCTTGCCAAAACTCTTGGCTAAAGAACGAATGCGGCCTTGCTCGGCAATGACATTTCTCTTGATTGCGGCTTCATCAATCACTGGAACTGGTGGAGCCTCTGCAACAACCTGGGCTGTGCTTTGTGTTTTTTCCTGAACTTCCATTTTCTTTTCCTTTGTAGAAAGTGATCTACCAATCCCAACGCCTTTATCGGCTGGAACTGAAACAATTGAAACTTCCTGCGGATACCAAGCGTTTACTCGAAAGACTCCTCTACCATCGATTTCCTCGTCAGTGGGAATCATGCCTTTGACGCTATAGCCAACAGAAACATTGGTTCGGATGCCGTCTTGGACATCTTGGTAAACCTCATCCGCCAGTGCGCCTTTTCCAAAGCGGACTGTGGCCCGTGCTACTCCAGCCGAGCTGTCAAGGCTTACATTCTCGACAACGCCAATTTGCTGGCGCATATCGTGATCTAACAAAAGCGGCATTCTGCCACTTCTGGCAAAACTCAAATCTATTTCGTCTTCAGAGTGGCCTAGCACTTCATAACCAAATTCACGCTCGACAGGTGACTGAGAGGCCCAAGCTAGGCGGACTCTTCGATCATCTTTTTCTTTATCGTATGACCAACCACGCTCAACCTCTCCAGTTCGGAAGCTGAGAGGTTCAGCTATACTGGCCTTGCGTTCTTCCGGTTCTTCTGCCACTTCTTCTGCTTTCATTTTGGCAAAGGCCACAATGTATTCATCCTCAGTTTCTTCAACGTCCAAAACGTGGCGAGTTTGTAAATCTTCTAATTCCATTTTTTTCCCTTCTTGCTTGTTGGCTTGCTCAACAATCTTGTTTGCCCAAGTTTTTCCAGCGTCTCCACCCCAAAGAGCGTTTGCAATTCTCCCGTTTGACGGATACCCCTTCTCTCCTGGTCTATAACCTTCGGCTTTTTTGTCGACTTCATGGCGAGCGAAAAAACTTTTCATTCTTTTGACGGTATCCAAAGAAAGGTTCTTTTCGTTAACAATGTCTCTAGCTCTCGCCACTCCAATCAGTGTTCCGCCTCGCCCAAATTCTTTACGCCATGCCAAGCCCTTTTTGGCTTCTGCGATCATGCCACTGGTTGGCTTGTGTCCTTCACTCATCAGATTCTTCAGTTTCAGGATTTGGTGGCCTGCCTGGTTTTTTGTTACCAGCAGAAACTTGGTTACCTAAGTCCTCTTGATTGATATTGGTCAGATCCAAGAAGAAAGGCTGCTTTGGCCCCAATGGTGCGAAGTGTCCAACCGTCAAGCCGTAACGGTCAGCCATCTCTAAATCCTGCTGGATCTGAGAAAAGACTTCTTCAGGATCACGCCCATATTGAAGCTGGACATCTGATAGGCTCATGAATCCAGACTGAACAGCATCCACTGCGGCATTAATCTCTTTAGCAGGATCAACCCAAGCGAAACCTCTACCTCTGAATTCAGCAGACGGAATGAACTTCGCTTCTGCCTTATCCATGCTCCAATCGAATCTGCCACTGAGAACCTGCACTTTATGCCATTCTCGGTGCACTGGTTTCGCGAGGTGCGTAATTAAGAAGTTTTGCAACATGCGGTAATGATCACGCTCTGAAATTGCGCCTTGGCGTATACTAGAGTAGTTGACATCTGTCAGATCATTACTCAGCTCGGCATAGCTGATTCCCAAGCCGGAAGCGATAGAGCGCAACACAGAAGAATGAAAATCCTTGAAGGCTGTAGTTGGGTGTGTTGGGTCCCATGCCTGAAAGTTCACTCCTGCTGGCAGTTGCTGAATCGAACCTGGGCTTGCGTCCATTATTGGCTGATAATCATCAATGGTATCTTCCCCATCGAAACCGTCACCTTCTGGGCTTTGCAGAAATCCCATTTTTGCTGCACCCAACCTTGCGGCAACTACTTCAGCCTGCAGATAGCCTTGCAACTGGTGCATCGATTCCATCACGGCAGCAAAAGCCGGAACCCCTCTGGTTTGCTGGCTTCTCTCCGGTAAGTAAATGTGCAGCAAGTCTTCTGCTGGCACTCGAACCCTTCTCATGCCGTGGTGGTAGCCTCCGACTGTGCCGTAATCCAGCGGATGATCTGGGCCAACAAAGAGATGATAGGCTACTGGTCTATGAAAGCGATTGAGTTCCACCCCCATGATGATCCGGTTACCATTGGCAAGTGTGGTGTCGTACTGCTCATCGAGGTAGTCGCCTTCTAAAACCTGAAGTCCAAAGCCAAAAGGCAAAGATTTGTCTCGGACTAGCTTGACTAGAACTTCACCGTCCCTCTGTACGCTTTCGATCACCAACTGCTGAACATCTACCCATGAAAGCTTGCCGCTGACTTCACAGTTCCCCAATTGGCTCCACTCTTTCCAAGCTCGCTCAATTCTGGCATTGCCTACTTGATCCAATGGGCCTTGGGCCGTGTTCGGATCTGGCCTGCCGTTGACTAATGGAAGATTTCTGGCGCGACTTTGAAAGGTGAGTCCTTCATGGCCTACAATCATGGTTCTGTAGACTTGCAACGCTCTTTTGGCATACGGATTATTTCGGGCTAACTGCCTGGAGCGATCACGCAACCTTCTGATGGCTGCTCTGATTTCAGTGTCTGCACTCGTTGCAGGCGAAAGAAAATCAGAGAGCAGAGAACTGACTTGGTTGCCCAAATAGTTTCTTTTGCGCCTCTTGGGTGCAGATTCCTGCACTTTGGGCTTTTCTGATCCAATCAAATCGGGAATCTCTCCCTTAAAAGGCCACATTTAGCCTAATCCTGAAAATCTGGTAGCAATCAGATCACCTGTGGGCTTGCCTGCATTTCTTCTGGCTCGCTTGATTTCTTTTCGCAGCTCAGACTTCCAATAATTTAGTTCTTCTCGCGTTTTCTTTATATCGGCAAAGATCATGTTCCGATCTGCGATGGCGTACTGGCTAGCGTGTTTCTGGGCGAGTTCTTTGAGCGTTGCCTCAAGATAAACCACCATGTAGTCAGCAGTGCTTCTTGGATCTGCTGTCGAGGTGTCGAAATCTCCAACAATCTCCCAATACCCATCTGAAACTAGGACTTTTTCACTATCAGAGGTGCGGATGATGTAGGCTTGCCAATGCCAAGTGCCTAACGCATATCCGGCAGTAGTGGCAGAAGGGACTTCAATGAAATAAGTGGATTCTTCTTCAGTGGCACTAAAGCTGATTTCGGTAGCACCACCATGAGGTCGAGCGTTGTAGCTCAGAGAGTAAGAGCCAATAGGGTAAGGTGTCGCCAGATCGTCACGCCTCCATGTCCAGAAGGCTCCAGCGATTAAGGTTTCCGGCTCAGTTGTGGGGTAGTTGTTGCGGTCAAACTGATCAATTGCCATGCGCTATTGTTAGCGCAAAAGCAAAGTGCCGTGGGGAATTTTGGGAATTTTGGGAATTTTGGGAATTTAGCGATATTGCAAGTAGTCGCTGCGGCTTTCGATTCGCCACCTTCCTCCAACCCGATAGCTCGGCACTAGCCCACTCTCACAGTATCGGTAGGCTGTGCTTTTGCTGATGTCGAGTAAGGCTTGTAGTTCCTTTGGTGTGATATACGGCATTCTTGGTGGTCTTCTCATTTAAAATCCATTAATCCAAGAGCGTTTTGGCATACGAAGGCGGTTTCTTCGCATTGGTGGTTCATCCACTTCCGGTGCTGGAGGTGGAGGTTCTTCGATTTCGTTGATTTTATTCGTCAGCTTGTCCAGATTCTTGACGTTCAGAATCGCTAAAGCTGAAAGTGCATAAACTCGACAGTCTAGCGCCTCATTTCTCTCTCTGGTTTTGATCCATTCGCGTTTTGCATAGCCCTTCGAGTGCTTGGTAGCAAGCCTTTCGCTCAAGAGTTCCAGAAAATAGCTTCGATCACGGCTCATTGGGAAATGGCAGAAGCCTGCGCCTTTTTCTTCAATCCGTAACTGAGCAAAAATCTGTTCTTTGGCGGAAAATGTCCCGATTGGGTAGAGTCGAACCTTGCCAATGTTGTTTCGGCTTGGTTTGCCTACAATCGGCCTGCCCTCCTGCCCCATGCCTTTGATCGCAAAGACTCTGCGGCCTTCTCTCGGCCTACAGAAGGCGTAAACCGATTGGGTATAATGTCCACCGGAATCAACACATGCCGCTGAAATCGCCAACTCTTTGCCATTTTCCAGAGTATAACCTTGGACTAGCACAGCATCCAGCCTTTCCCAGAGTTCTCGGCTGCTGGGATCACCGTAAATTGTGCCGTATTCTAAAGACCAGTTCTCAGGACTTGCGCCACCTTTGCCCCAACCTACGATTTCGTAGCATAAACGATCATCCTGAACGTCTACGCCTGCGGTAATGATCCCAATTCCATTTGGTGCGGTTTTTTCGCCATCACTCCAGTTGGATTCTCTTCGAGCAAACAGATATTCATAAGGGATTTCTTCCTGGCTGTTTGTCATGTCCCAAGATTCTGCTAAAAAGGTGTTGATAAAGCCTTGCAGAGTGTGAGCGGACTGTTTGGCAACCACAAATTCCTGTGCAGCCTCTGCA